CCCAACGGTCCATGTCAAATGCTTCACCGTCTACTGACGCTTCAAACATTTCTTGCATTACTTTGAGTTCTACTTCACCTGGCTTTTTAGGTAGGAAGTCACTTAGATTAAACAAGCCGTGTGTGTTAACTGCCTGCATTTCAGCATCGTTAAGTGGACGATCTCTACGAGCCCAGTTTGATGTTGAGTAATCTGCATACCCGCCTTTAGATGTTTTGTTAAGACGGAAGTCTACACCTGCTGTGTAATCTGTTGGCAACTCTTCCATATCAGGATCCATTAGAGCCTGTTTAATAATTTGGAAGATTTGTGGACCAATAATAAAGCGTCTGATTGGATTCTCAGGTGCTTCATCGTCCGCTAGTGGATTATCCACAACAAAGCCTTGGAAGATATATGAACGCTTCTTCCAGTACTTACGACCCATATCTTCTAGTGATGGATCTTTGAACCAGCCACGTACTTCATTAAGAATGTTACATGTCTCGCCATACATTTCCATACATGGAATTTGTACTTGTACCGGACGTGAATCAGTTTGACCTTTGACGCCTGCAAATGGTAGTTTAATTACCAAACGCTCTTGCCAAAAGAAAGTGTTATCAGCGTTGCCATCAGGAAGGAAACGTAGCGTTGCGCTATCGCCTTCTTTAATATTCCAAAATGGGTAAATGCTGTTATCACCACCGCCTGAACTGCGGTTACCGGATGCGTTGTTTTCTTGCTCTTTGAGCTTTGCTCGGATTTCTGCTAATGATGCCATAGTTGTGCCTCCTATTGTTATGCCTATGTGCTTTGTGCCTATTTGTTTGCAGCACAGTTCTTATTATATGCTATACTACAAACAATGTCAAGTCTTTTCTTAAAAAAACTTGCAAAAAATCAATGGATTATCCATCCAATTTTATTTATCTAAGTCCTGCTAGTTCTCTCATTCTTTCGAATTCTGGGTTTACTTCAGGTTCTCTGTACTGCTCAGTTACTTCGTATACACGCATAATAAACTGTTTAGCAGGTTCAATAAATTTTTCACCGTAGTCTTTCTCTACCATAGTAAGTACTGCTGTTTCGCCTTTTGGAAACTCGCCTGTTTCTCTGTCGTAGTAACTTAGTATAAATTCGCCTAATGGTGTCTTTTGTTCTTCTTTATCAGCCTTTTCAATGCCGCCGTCTGGTGTCATTTTAACATCAATTGTATCATCGTCTGCTTCACCGTGTGCATATTTGTTATCACGTGAATCCCACATTTCGTCTGCATCTTCTTGTGCCATTTGTAGGAGTTCTTTCATGTCTTGCATTTCAAGATCCATATCAGCATCAAAACCTAATTTGCTGTTACCGTCTTGTTGACAATCTATGCTAATTGATTTAGGATCAACAACTGGTCTTCCCATGTCGTCAACCTTAGCTGTGTAACTTACTACGCAAGGAGTAGTTTCGCCATCGTCACCTACACCTTCATAATCAAATTCGCCTTCAAATTCTTCTGGGTCAAACCCTTCGTCCATATCTTCATCGCCTACACCGTGTCCTTTATTGAACCAAGATTCTAATTCTGCTTGTAGTTCTTCTGGGTCTTCAGTATCAAAGTATGTAAAGTCGTCTGCAACTTCTTTAGTTTTCCCTTCTGGAGATGTAATAATGAGTTTATGTTTTGTATAACCATTTTCTTCACCGTTATATTCTAATCTATAACTGTATTCGCCTGCACCTTCTGCAAACTGACCCATTGACTTTTCAAATGCTGATTCTAATTCTAGTTCTTCTGGTACACAGTTAGGAACTTCTTTGCCACCTTTTTTCTTCATACCAATTTGTTTGTATCCCTTCCAGCAAGGATCTTTTTCGTTCATTAAATCTTCAGCAGTTAACTCTTCGGCTTTAGTTGCTTCACTTACAAGTTTATAAATGTAAGGGAATACATCTGCTAGTTCTTCGTTAAACTGTTTAATAGTTAATTGATCAATCCAGTTTTCAGCAACATCACTAGGAACTTCTTCTAGTACAGCAGTTTCAAAACCTTCAAATGCTTCTTTGTAGTATGCTGGCTTTTGTAGAGATTCTAGTGTCTTTTTAACTGTGGCGATACGTTCTTTAACAACATCCATGTAACCTGCTAGGCTTTCTGCCATTACTGCTGATCGTCCCATGTAAGTTTTAAACTTGCGTAGTTTGTTCATTTCTTCTGACATACTTACAATATGCTTACCAAAATCATCATAAGCATTGCCGCCTTCTGCAACGTGGCGTGCCATTGCTCTTGCGCCTGTTAGATGCTTGTAAGGATATTTGAATCTTTCACCTTCTGAACTTTCAATATAAAGGCCGCCGACTTTCTTTGCTCTGCCTCCTGGTGCTGCTTGATCAATACTTTCTGTGTGTTTGATCATCAAACGTGCTCCATCAAAATCTTGATAACTTACTCTTGATGTGCCATACATTTTAGATTCTGTCATGTTCTCTTCCCCGCCACGGTTTTTTGCTAAAAATTTATAATCTCTACTATTTAAGTTTGACTTTGTAATATCTCTAGTATCAAATGTTAGTGCTCGCTTTCTAGCAAACATACGCAATTCTTTTAAAAAGTTATACCAATTGTTTTTAGTAATGTCGCCTTCGTTAGCAACTAAATCTTCACCGTATACAACTGCTATATTTTTATTATCTAAACTTATACTAACTTTACCAACAGGGCGACCTTCATTCATAAAGTTAAAATCAAAATAACGAGCTAGTTTAGGCTCATTGGTTACATTGCCTTCCTCGTCACCAATAGTAACACTAGGAAAACGTCCACGTATTTTGTTAAAAAGTTCGTCTGCTATTAAGTCTAAGTTCTGCATATTGTATTTATCATATGTTACTACTTATGAAGATTGGCATAGGCATTTCATAATCTTCAATATGTTCTGCTTGATTAAACGTATTATACACTCTTGGATCCCAATCTTTTAATACTGCCATCATTCTTATAGCAAGTAGTGTTGCACTTATCAAATCGTCAGTCATTCCTGATTTTGCTTGATAACTTGATCCTGTAGCAACATAGCCTTTTAGTTCTGATATAAAAGGCTTGCTGTGTATAATCATTTTATCATTTTCTACCATAGTCTTTAAGCGACTACAAGCAGTAATTTTTGTTGAATGTGTGGTGTTAAAGCCTTTGCGGAACTTCCTAACGTGACCCTTTCTTATGGGTTCACTAACGAACAACCCCGGAATGTTCTCTTCCCCAAAATCGTTTATAACGATTAGTGCCGCTTCGCCTATACCATTATTCTCAACACTCCAATATATGCTATTTGCTGATTTAATTTCTTGTTCTATATACTTACAAATATCACTTAAAATTCTTATCTGCCCAGGTATACCTGTTTGATTGTGCTGCCATTCAGCAACTTGTTCGTAACTAGGTAATTCCCATACTTGTATTGCAGCATAATCTCCACCTGTACCCATTGAAGGATCAAGTGCTACTGCATATGTATATTGACTGGTAGGTTTTTTATACCAACGTGTTTGTCCCATATTAAGTATAGGACTATTACCTTCCATTGCAGCAAGTTTAATTGAGTTAATGAGTGTTTCGTCAAATACTAAGAATTCACATCCGTATTCACGACGGAACTTTTCTTCACCAATACGTCCAATCTCATCATCACGCCATTTTTCATCTCTATCAGGATGTTCTTCCCAACTTGCCCTAAATGCATGGAATCCGTTTATGCCTACTTCGCTTTCGTTTCCGTATTCATCAAACTTTTGTTCTGCTTGTTTCCAAATAGTAGCAAATGTATCTTCATCTGAGTTAGGTGTGCTAGTAATAATAGCACGACCACCTGTTGCTAGTGTAGGAGATATTGAAGTCCAAAACTCTTCCGCAATGTTAGGTTGCACAAACGCAAACTCGTCACAGTATAGTAGCGAGATAGACATACCACGTCCTGTGTTGCCTGTAGTTGTTTGACTTACAATACGTGATCCATTTTCAAATTCGATGCTACCTTTGTTATAACTTGTAACACCTGCTCTAATATGATCTGGACATGTTTCATATACATAGCGAATACGTGCCATAATTTCCTGTGCACCTGTGTATTTGTGTGCAGCAATTAGAATAGTCTGATCTGGATTAAACATAGCATACCATGCCAAATAAATTGCAGCACAAGTAGTTTTACCTGTCTGCCTAGGCATCATGTTAATGTTAAATCTATAACTATGATATGAATGCATTAACCGTAATTGGTATTCGTAAGGGTCAAATAAAAGTTTACCTTTTACTGGATGTTGAATATATGCAAACTTACGTGCAAAGTGAAGATAACCTTCATCAGGATCCATACACTTTGCTAGGTCCTGTATTTGCGCTTCAGTATATGTTTCTTTAGTATTGGCTTTTTTGGTTAATACGCCGTCTAAACTCTTACTCATGCTAGTATTTAACCAAAAGAATAGGGCTTGAAAGCCCTATTGAATTATGATGGATTTATTATACAGTAGTTGTACTGCCTACTTTAGCACTTGCACCTGTAACAGGTGTTTTATTAGG